CCCGAGCATTTGCCCGAACAGAACTTTCGGGTGCGTAGCTTTGAGGGAGGCAAGTCGACTGAATATGCCCTTGCACATGACTGGCAGACCCCTTGGAATATCATACCGACACCAGCCATTCAGGAAGCTTCGCTTTATATGTTGGATTGTATTTTACCCTGACCGCAGAGTGCGCCTGAATGGCGCGACGTGAAGCGGCGATCATCGCCTCTTTCATGGCGGCGTGCGCCTCCGCCTTACGGTCGATCACGCGGCCGATCTGGCCCTCACCTTCCGCCACGATCAAATGCACATTGACCGGCTTCGTCTGGCCGAACCGCCATGACCGCCGAACCGCCTGATACCAGGATTCGTAACTGAACGTGCGGCCGCAGAACACCACGTCGGCGCAATGCTGCCAGTTCAGCCCCGAGCCTGTTATCCCGCTTTTGGTGATGATGATCCGCGCGGCGCCTTCGGTGAAAGCGGCGATGCGCTCTTCTTTCTTTTCAACCGACAGAGACCCCTTGACCTCAACCGCATCGGGCAACCGCTTTGCCAGCGCGGCGCTCTCGATATCGGTGTCACACCACACGATCCATGGCGCGTCTGGCTTATCCTCCACGATTCGCGAAACTTCATCGGCCCGGGCCTCCGTTGTTTGACGTTTGATCTCAAATATTGAAGTCGCGGAGACATCACCGGCAAACAATTGACCATCCATTGGTTTCACCGCGCCAATCGTTTTATGGCGATGAACGTGTAACGGCGGCAGAACGAAACGCGACCCGTCAAATCCCAGATCGTCAGGAGACGACGCCATGACGGCCCATGAGGACACCCAATCCCAGAAGCTTTCCCTGGCGTGGCCCTTGAGGCGCCACGTACCTGTGTCCGCGCTGTCGTTGATGAACCATCGGATCAACATATCGGACTGTGGCATGATGCCGAGGAATTCCGCATGGGTGCCAAGTTCGACATGATCATTCGGAGCGGGGGTCGCAGTTGCGCATAATCGATATGGTGTATCGGTAAACGCATTGATCAGAGATCGCGTCACCTTGCCACTAAAGTTCTTCAGGATGCTGGACTCGTCGAGCGATACACAGCCGAATGATCCCGTGTCCAGCTTATCCAAACGGTCATAGTTACAGATATTGATGCCTGATCGGACTTCCGACTGTTCTCGCACGACTCGACAATCGTATCCGAGCGAGAGGCCTTCTTTTTCGAACTGACGCGCAACGGCCAGAGGGGTCAGGATCAGCCCGACGCCATTGGATGCGGCAATGGCCTGTCTCAGGAATTCCAACTGGCACCGCGTCTTGGTCAGACCTGTGTCCAGGAACAGCGCCGCGCGGCCCTGCCTCAGACAGAACGCTGTGGCGTGCGCGGCAAAATCGAACAGGCAGTCCGGCATTGGCTCCGGGTCGATACCAACCGCATGAGCCCGCGGCACTTTGGTTGCCAGAAATGCCTCGTATTCCTCCCGCATCACCCCTCCCCCGCCGTCCGCGCCGGCAGAGGGGCGGATTTCCTGTTTCTCATGAATCAAACCCCAATCAACACCAACCCATCGCTCGGTCGGGTTGCCCCTGTGTACAGCAACTTCCGTGCCTCCATGGGATTTCTCTGGAACTGTCGCCGCACGTCGGCCACATCGAAAAATGCAAACTTAAAGGTACTTCCCTGGCTATTGTGGATCGTAAGGGCATAGATCGACTGTGCATTGATAAAACTTCCTTTGAATTCGTGCCACGCCTCCCACGATTCGCTCCCACCCTTGCACTCATCCGCCAGCTCGCCCAACCTGATCTGGAAATCATGCAGATTACGCGGAACATGGATATTATGATCTAAACCACCTTCGGTCTGCACTTTCATGGCCCAGGTTGCCACGCCCATCAGATCCGATGGTTCGATCGACAAAACCTCGACCTCTTCATTGGTCGAAATCAATATATTTTCATCTATGACAAGCGGAGACCGGATCAGCGCAAGTTCGCCAGGAAGAAACGGTGTGACCAGATCGTGGCCGTGAATCCATTGGCGTATACGTCGATTGATCTCTGCCACGCGTTCGTTGCGATGGCATAGATAACGGCAGAAATCGGCGTCAGCACGAAAGGCGTCTCCGGTAAATGCCTTTTTCATCCAGGCATCCACATCATTCCGTGGAGGTGCGAAAACCCCTGTATTTTCATTCCGCACCTCCTTGGTCCACGACCAGTCCATGGCTTCATCGGGTGTGGCCTGGGATTGGCGAATCATGTGCGCCGCGGCAATGATGGGATTACCCTCGGCCTGACGGACGATGGTGTCCAGGCGGCTGGCAGGTATCGTGTGGAGCGCACGACTTTCCACCTCTCCGACCGGAGGCAGTTGCGCAGAATCGCCGCAAAACACAACCGCACAACCGTGGAGATGGCGATCTATATGCGTCATGAGTGATGAGTCGAGCATCGACGCTTCGTCAATGATCACAATATTGGCATCAACCGCCTTGGCTTTTGGCGCGCGGACAAATATCTGCTTATCGCCCTGAGCTTTAGGCCGGAGAGAAAGCAACGAATGAATCGTTCGACACATGATATCGATGTGCGCCGCTTTTAGCTTACGCTCCAGGACGGCAACCGCCTTATGAGTCGGAGCGGTAAGGACAATATTGTGCCCGGCCGCATGGTGTTCCTTGGCGATTTCCTGCATCAGTGTGGTTTTTCCGGTGCCAGCGTTACCCAACAGAAGATGCGGGCGCCGCATCTCGATCGACGCCTCAATCTCATCGCGAGCACGGAGTTGGCTTTCATTTAGCTCCAACACACACCCCATCCAACAGAGCCAATGAATCACAGGGAACGCAGGTCGCGCAATTCCATACGCCATCAGTCAGTGCCGCGCGCCAGTAAAGTTTACCCTCGCATGTGGGGCACGGACCATGCGGCGCACTATCAGGCAACCCATCGTCCCGCGCGCTTTCCGCTATCGGGATGCGACGGAACTCTGGCGCAGCTCCGCGCCAGCCGATAAGGCGGTACTCCTTCCCCTCTTTCGTCGCCTCAAAGTTTATCGGTGCGTTAAAGACATCACTCAGAATCCCACGAATGATCCCATCCTTGTCAAGTCGCATCGAGCCCGTATGCGAAGGAACCTGTCCGCGACGATCTGTAGCCATATTTATCTGAACTCCGGAGCGAATGGGATGGTGTCGTCCAAATCCTGTGACGATCGCGCAGGAGCCGGTTGACGTGCTGGCGCCGAATTAACTGGTCGTGACGCTGCCGGCCGTGCCGCCCGCGCCGGCTGTTCGGGTGCTTCCAGATACGCAAGAACCTTGTTCTGATCGCCATATTCAGTGGACTTCTGGACACCAAGTTTCAGCTTTCCGGTGCGCTCGACGATGTCATTCACATCGAGTTCACCGCTTTCGTATTGGGTGATCAGTCCAACAGACTGGCAGAATTGCCGGGTCTTCCATTGCACTTTCTCGGTCGCACCGAGATAGTCAAAACAAGTTTTACGATCTCCCTGATCATCGAACACCCAGACTGTCAACTTGATCTGCTCGTTACCGGCCTTTGAAATTTCCTCCGAGGCATCGTGAATTTCAAAGTCATAGGTGCCCGCGCGCCACACCGCACCATTGGCACCGGCGTCCGCTTCTTCCTTGGTCATAACTTTTTCAAGACGCATATCATTTACTCCATTCTGGCGAAAACGTCGCCAGCGTCGCGAGCAGTTCCGACGCTTGCTCAGGCGTTAACCATGTTCGCCTCACTGTTGTTCTGCCAACACCAATGGAAACACATCGACAATCAGCAACAGGATCGAAGACGATCTGTATGGTCAGATCTCCGATTATTTTGGTGCGAAGAATGCGCGGAGACGTTGATGGGAGAGGAACGAATTTCACGCAGCGATGCGGCCCTTAAGGTATTCGATCGCTTTCCCGGCGCGCTCTTCTGGCATTTCGTCCCACGCTGACACGTTAGCAGCAGCCAACCACTTCTCGACAGTTCCCTCATCCAGTTTAACTACATCCAGAAGCCGAGTGATCTCAGTCAATTGTTCGAGCGTGGCACACAGCACCGGCTCGGATGCCGCCTCGATGACATCTGCGCCAATACGATTGGAAAACTCATCATAAGAGAACTCGAACGTATCACCCTGCGGGAACGCTGCCAGCCGGCTTTTCCGAATGCGGCCAAGGCGCTTCGGACCAGCCTTGATCACATTGACCGCCAGATCCAGTTCGTATTCCAACCTGGGCCAACAATCGAATGTCGAGCCGATCTGCGTGCGCTCTCCGGTGGAGTCCTTGCCCCACTCAGCCACCTCGCCGGCGATCAGGACAACGTTCATGTTGATCCGTGCGAGCCATGAAACGAGCTGACGCATCTGACCGACTGCGGGCTTTTTGTCCGCGCCGAATTCATTCTTTTTACCCGCATCGGATAGTCGCTCAGCCTCGCGAGCAATCTCATTCGCAAACAGTTTGGTGATACTGTCAATAACCAGCGTGCGTCGATCATGGCGCTGAGTGGCCAGAGCGCGAACCTGATCCAGCACTACCTCAAACGAAGCCGCCCCGTCATCGGGTCCAAGATAAAGGGCGCCTGAGTCATGCAGGCGCTGGCGGTATTCCGGTTGCGTTGCGCCGCCCTCGCTGTCGATGAAGTAAACGTCTGGGAACTGCGTCGAGAACACCGTCTTACCAACGCCGCTGGCGCCAAAAAGCAGCACAGTCGGATGGCGAGGCTTGATGACCTCGGCCTTGGTGCCAAGTAGTTTGGTGCGACGCCGGGTTGCAGAAGCGGTTCCATCAGGCATTGGATTTCTCCTTCATCGCATCGCGATATTGATCAACAATTCGTCGGATGAGATCGGACACGGAAATATCCAACCGGTTCGCTTCCTTACTCAGGAAAGATTGCTGCGGTTTGGTCAACGTAACCGATTGACGCGCTGAACTCATGCACCACCTCTACACCAGTTTATCACCACACATCAACCCTATAATTTCCACGTTGCGCCACTTTTTTTCCGCGGCCGAACGATCCTGGCCGCCGCCTTCCGCGACGCGCCGGTTGTTTTGACGATCTCGGCTTCTCGATCCCAGGCCTCCAGTTCCATTTCCAGATGCGTCAGTATCACGGCTACGTTGCCGGCGAATCGAAATCCCGCTTCGCAACAACCGTCATAAACTTCACGTAATGACCATGCGACGATTGGAGGGAATCCGCATTGTATCAGCGTGGCCACAGTGACTTTTTGTTTCGGTGAGAGCGTGTTTTTGCCACGCTTCAGTTCAAGTTTCCTGGCGATTGAAGGGTTGCCTTGAACGATATCGCCATCGAGCTGTCCGGTCGTAATGCCGCGATTGGCATCTCGAATACGCTGAAGATCCGAACGGGCGCCCTCATCAGAATCATGGATCATGGTGACGTAAAAGGGAGGAAGCAGCGCGCGATTGAGAAACCTGTATGTTGCTATTGAAAGAAGCTGCTCAGGTTTGTTTTGTACCCAACCTCGTGTGGTCGAGGCCGCGATTGCGTCGCTCATCCAATCCTCCCGCGCGCCGGCGGCAGATCAGCCGGCCAATGGCCACTGCGAACGACAAACCGGTCGCCGCTGCGAGAAACCGATATGGGTTGCGTCGGATCGAAACCGTTCCGTTGGATAAGATCCGCCAGCCCGGCAATATGC